GTGGAGAATGCGTTCTGATTTACTTCTGCCCCGTCTTGAATACCGTCTACCTTCTTTTTATCTATAGCCGACATAAGCCCTTTAGCTGATTGAGTAGCTTCATCGGTTGTAGCTTTCGCATTCCATGTTGTCTTCTCTGCATCCGAAACAAACATATTATTCGCGTCCTGTGCGATTATTGTTGGCGGATGAGTCGCAGGGTGGACATAGTTGTTGGCACCCGCCTGCACGCCGTCCAACTTCGCCTTGTCCTCTCCCGTTATAAAGCCAGCTAATCCATTAGGTACAGCATTGGCATGAGCCGTTCCGCCCTTGCCAACATGAGCGCCCATCTGCTGATCTGTGTACGTTTTGGCGTTTTGTTCAGCTTGATCTGCCTTTTTCTGCGCCCCGCCCGGCGTCTCCCACTGGGACGGCGTTTGGCTGGATATATCCTCGCTTGTATTCCGCCATGGATAACGGCTCATGGCATTACCACCTTTCCTGTATTACGTGAACCTCGTACCCACTATTAGCAGTCTGATACTCCATTAAAAGCTGCTGATAGCGAATATCGTAGTCATTGTTATCTGTGATTTCTCGTAGCACACCGTATACCAGAACCATATCGAAATCTGGGTCGAATCCTGTTTCTTTATCCATGCCCGCTAATGTCAGCGGCGGGATAACTGGTATGTGGTGTATCTTGATCCCCTGTTCTGTGTTTGCCGTTGGCTCAGGATATATACCTATCTTCCCCGCCACAAAATAATAGTATGGGCCCGTAGGGCTTGGCAGATTGAATTGCTTCTGTTGAATACGCCGCCAGCGTCCTGCACCACCATACGCAGTGTCATATATATCTACGTCTGTCACATTACCCGGTGGGCAAGGAGGGATATACTGACTCTGTCCCTTCCACAAATCGATTGCAGTTGTTACCACTTCCGATTGCTGCTGAGCTGATCCAAACGTGCGTAGGAGCCTATCACGTACCTGCGTGATCTTCCTTACTATCGATTTTGGCGATAGGTAATTGTTCGGTGTTCTTTCTACGATCTCTTCCACTACGTCCTTTAGAAGCATCCTCTGGCTCACCGCCCTTCTGTACTAGTTGTTCCAGAAGCTCGATTATTCGTTTCTGCTGCTCATAGATTCCGTTTAAAGCGTCCAATTCATCTCGATACATAAAGTACCTCCATAAAAGAAATAAGGGAGCCGAAGCCCCCTATTGTACCTTGTGACCATAGATGAATGAGTAGTTCGTGAATCCATATCCCCAACGTCCGATAGCTTTGAACTTGGATACTTCTGTATCGAAATCAGTCATAGTGCCATTCTCGATCTTACGTCTCCACTGCCATAGGTTGTATTGTTTTAGTCGAGCAGAGTCAACAGCGAACCAGTTTTTGCGTTTAGACGGCGAAATAAACGGATTAACAATGACCTTGATATTGCCCATGTACATGTTTGCATCAAAGTTATTGCTTCCTGGTTCGTATCTAGGCAAGTCTGCATCTGGCAGTCCTGCGATTTTAAAAGCTGCTCGAGCGTTATAAGGTGCTACAATCAATGTGTCGGGGATACACGCCATGGTATTCCCTTTATCATCCTTCCACTCTTGCATAGCTACTGCCGTTTCATCCCATGCATCAATTGAAAGAGGCTTATCACCCAGGTTAGACTGTACATCTTTTGAGTTAGTTGGACTGTATGGGTGGTCAGCAGCGCAAAGCGGTTTACCATCTGGCCCCACAAACGATTCAATTCTCCCTCGGAAATTCTCTCCGTTTGCTACGAAAGCATTGTTTAGGAACTCCACAGCTTGTAATTGCTGTGTTTTATAAACAGCATCGGCCAAACCTGTAATACGGTTTTTAATTTCAGTAAGCTTAAGATCATCAATAAAATCACGCTCGACAATTCGACCATCAGAATATTTACGGTTTCTGATAATCTTTTCCCATAGTTCATCGATGTCTTCATAGTAAACCTGGTTATTCGATTTACCCCATTCTTCCATCAAACCTTCTCCACCAGAACCAAGGTATGATTCCATGGCTTTGTTTGAAGAAGAAACGTTATATAACAATGGGATGAAATCTTTTTTGTCCTTCATCGCCATGCCATACAGTTCTTTGAAAATCGGCTCAAGAACCTTAGGATCCCATCGTAGTGCTGTTTGCATATGTTATATCCCCCTCTTATGAAAACTGCCGCTTTTTAACCTTCACGCGGCATGTCTTGTTATTTGCGTTGATAGAAAAAATAGATATAGCCCCTTCCGCTACCACAGCAGCATCAGCAGCCAAACCATCTGCGGCAACAGCAACTGCATCTGCACCAGATACAAAGCCAGCATCTGCGGTACCTGTATACGGTGCATCATAGAAATCACCTTCGCGTGCAAGGATGAATTCACTCGGCTTATCCTTGCCTGCTGCGATGTTCGCCGTCAGGAAGCCTGCGACAGCGTCTTTAGGACCTGCCTTTGTTAAACGCCCCTTATCAACCTTCACAGCCTCTCCAGCAAAGCCCGCCTCGTTATCCTTCATTAGAAACTCTGTGATCCGTGTTGGATCTTTGCCGTAGTCGTTGTATACATATTTGAATCCTTGTGGCATGTCATTTCCTCCTATTCAAAATTCTTTGCGTACTTCTGTGCTTGCTTTGGATCAATCCCGAACATTGCGAACGCGGATGTCAATTCAGCCGGCGCTTGAGGTGCTAAGTCTGTACCACCTGCACCTTCAACCTGCACTCGTTTGTTAAGCCGTTGTTGCTTCAACGTCGACTGTTCAGCGCGTTTGCGTTCGTCTGCAATGATGCTATCTCGGTGTACTACCTCATAAGCATCGATCGGATCGTATCCACGTTTGATACGCCGTTCCATTTCTGGTGTCATCCAATCGGCCTCACCATCTTCTCCTGTTTGCTCTGCTAACTGCGGATATTTACGGAAGAGATCTTCCCATCCTTGCAAAAGCCGTTGTTGTTCTTCCTCTTGTTTGCGGATGGTCTGCGCCTGTGACTCTCTTTCAAGCAGCTCCTTGGCCTGATTTAGCATCGGGTGATTTTCGAGATACTGTTCAACTGCTTCAGGATCAAGCCCGGCATTCTCGGCCTCTTCACGCATCTGCTTCTTATACTGCTCAAATTGATCGTGTTGGCGTTGTATGGACTCCTGCTCTATGCGGTCAATGTTCGCCACCAATTCATTGTGGTCTTTGAATCCTTGCTGCTTTGCAATGCGGTCTAACGCCTCTTGGTATTGCTTTGCCCGTCCTTCTACCTTTTCGTAGTTCAAGCCTTTACGGGCGTACTCTGGGATCTTCTCCTCATCGATAAACACTTCTTCCTTGTTGTGTTTAACGGTGATCCCTCGCTTGGGCTGCTCGTCTTCCGGTTCAACATCTATGGGAGGATGTTCACCTTCTAGATCTGCTGCCGGTTCTTCTTGTTTCTCTTGCTGGTAATCCAGTCCGAATGCCGCAAACGCGTCTTTCATGGATTGTTGATCGGCAACCTGTGGGTGGGTTGTCTGTACTTGCTCTACTACTTCTGCGCTATGGGTGGCGCTGTGGCCTACTTCTGACATGCGTTATACCTCCTAATCTCCTATGGGTGGGAGCATAAATAAAGGGCTACCACTGCACTGTGATAGCCCCGTTATGGCAACATAGATTGCCCTGTATTCATTTGGTTTGACATATCGTTTATCAACTTTATCTTTTCCATGTCCATTTTTTGCTGCTGCATGCCTTGGTTGAATTGCTTGTCTGCCTGTTCCTGTTGTACACGTCGATCTGTAAACTGACCTAAAGCTTGCTGCAAAGAAGCATTCTCCTGTGCGAGTTGTTGCGCTTGCTGCTGTGCCTGTACAAATTGCTGTTGTATGCCTGCCTGCTCCTCAATACGCCGCTGTATTACGTCCATAGGCTCCATACGACCTGTTTGTATTACGAACCTAACCGCCTCGGCATCAATCATAGGCAATCCTGATATCGGGTCTTTGGCATTGAGTAGATTCATAGCAAGTTGTAACCAATACTCACGATCCTGTGGTTTATCAACACCTATGTGTACGTTGATGTCAAACTCCGGCACAAACTCCTCTTGAACCGGTTGTATATCAGACATCATCTCACCTGTAATCGGATCATGTATTTGCTCACCTGTGTTGTATTCCGACTCTACAGCGCTAATGAGAGAATCGCGACTAATAGATACGCTGCGCCCAGTTACACGTGCTATGCGCTCATTGGTGTAAAATTGTGCAATCAATTCCACGTACTGAGTAAACACATCTGCCAGTGCCTCGCTAATGAGATCGGATACAGTATTTAAGCGTGTACCAGCAGCAGCCATAAGTGTCTTGGCCTGTTCGCCAGACGTTACGCGGGAATCAGCTTGACCATTGGAACTATCGAACTGCCCCGGTATTTTCTGCAGCATTTCATCGTAATAGTTCAACATGTTGAAGAGTGTACCCGGTACATTGATACCTTGCAATTCTTTGACACCGTTCAAACGACCGGGGGCAACCGGAAGCATTGCACCTGGTATGCCTCGCTGTTCTTGCCACACTCGCGGCTTGGCAATAGCGCCTTCCTCATACATGATACTTCCATTACCCATCTTCGCCATCGTCTCGATAGCTATTTCGGCGTACTTGTTTTTGAATATCTGAGGCTTTATCATGTCGCGCATAAACCCTTTTCCCCAGACGTTCCCCTCTTCAGGGTACAACGTCCGCGCCGTGAAAGGATATTCGCCGTGGTCGTACACATACGCTTTGTGCTCCAAGAACACTCCTGATGTACTGATATAAATACAATGTACGCCTTCCATACTGCCTGCTGCCTTTGCCAACATTTCAGACGGGTCTATGCCTTGACTTAACTTCTCCTCGGCCTGTTCCTTGAATAGCTCTTTGTCCTCTTTGCTGACCAGTTTCGGCAGGCCGCGATACCAGTATTCAATCAATCCAGATGTCTTCTCTCCTACGGTTGTATTGGTCGATGACTCGCCACCCATTGCGTCATACACATCAGTCGTAAATATTTCTACATCTGCCGATACGTTATCCGCTAGAACCTTCTTACCTTGCTTTGCCCACCTCTTTGCAAAGTACTCAAGAGGCTTTCTTGTATGAATGATTATCGCAGACATGTCTTGAAGATATATGAAGTCATTTATCCTTGGGTCCGGGAAAAAGCTTCCCAAATCAACTGGGATGATATCATTGCGGCCTTGCCAACGATGCAACCCCCTGCCACCTTCAATTGTAGGGTCAAATATGGTCTTGTAGATAAGCGGGCCATGTATCACACACCTACGAACAGCACGGGTATGTTTATGTCGGAACTTTATTTTCTTCAACTCGTAAGGCATGAAATCATTCAGATCCCGCGCCTTATCCTCGTCCGATGTCTCCATAGCTGTGTAGTCTGGATACGGCGTCCAGCCTGTTAACTTACCGACGATAGACTCCGTTTGGCTAAACACAATATTTTCAACGGCATCCGGTCGTAGCTTTGACACGGCCTCAGTACGCAGCCCCCGCCAGTGGTCACCCATGTAGAAGCGCTGTTCCTGCTGCCATATGCTCTCCATAGGCTGACGTGCAGACTTGAATACCTGGTAATCCTGATTCACCATTTCCCATAACTTCTGCTGCTCTGGCGTGTTTGGATCAGCATTATCCTGCTTCTCGCCGGTTGCATCGGTAAATATACCTTTGAACTTATCTATCAACTTCACGTTTTATCACCTACATCTGGTATACAACCGTCGTCGTACCAACTGATTGGTTTTCGTGTATGAATATCTTCTGTTGGTGCATCTCGCGCCATTTTGATAGCCACGTAATCTGCAAAGTCCTTTGCCATCAACCTGTCATTTAAGTCGCGTATAACCTTATCCTGCGCCTCTATACGTAAACACAAAAAAATGATGACCAGTACGATCACCGCTATTAGTGCATATTCCATTGTCTTCACCTACCTATTAGATGTTAATCCCTAACTTCTTAAGGTTTTCATATTGCTCCTTCGTAATGCATTTCGTCCCCACATCACCATTCTGTCTACCATATTTCAACACTAACTCGTTATATTCCATAACCCACTCGATAGGTATTGTATGGCCGGCTTTAATGTATCTTTGAATGGCATCTGTTATTTCCTTGCACCTTTGTTCAATCCATATCCGTTTAGACATAATTCCTAATGGCGGTTTGTTCACTTTGTATCCCCCTCACCAGAATCCTTGTACAATTGGTATGTCGTCATCGTCGTCATCATCAAAGTCACGCCGTCTGTCAGGTAATGATTCCGGTGTAGCTGACCATGCGGATTCACCGTTGCCCGCTATCGGCTGACTCATAACCCAGTAACGCAGTGCGTCCGGTATGTGGTCTAATGCATGTGCTGCAACGTCCTCTACCTGTCTATCATCATGCATCATAGCCGGTATAGCTTCTATGGCTTTGATACAAGTCGAGAAAACCTTAAGTCGTGCTGTCTTATATCGGTCACCTGTAACGTGATCAATCGCCTCATATACATGTAGCCATTCTCGCATTCGTTTCCATCCATTGACGCGCTCTTTCTTCGCCTGTATAAGTGGTACGCCCTTTGTGGCGAATATCTCAGCCGGTGTAATGTTCTCCGTCTTGGATTTGTTCCAGAAGCTTGTATCAGCTACGTTGTATTCGAAGCGTTCAGATACAGGCGTGTTCAGATGTACATGCTCTACTTGCTCACTGGTCAAGAGTTTTGTCTGTGCAAGCTCCCTATACAAGTACCCCGTTCCATCCGGTGCCAATGCAATCCATAAACACACAAACGGATCAGTATACCCCTCGTCAAGCGCACGGTATCTCTTCCAATCTCTCGGGATATCAAACGGCTCTACCACGTGTATAGCGCGTGAGAACTCACCGAAATACTGTCCTGCGAATACATCCCAATCACCTTCAAGAAGCTGCTTACGCTCTATATCAGGCAAAGCCAATAGACGCGCCAAATAGCCCGGATCAGATTGAACCAAGGCTTGATTGTCATGTACATTCGCTGGTATGAAAATGCGGCTTCTTATAATAGGTTCGCCAGCCTGCGGCGTGCCTTCAGGCCAATATAGTGGATTTCCTTCGTCATCTGTCTCCGGTATATGATAAACAGATTCAGGTGGGCCGATAGATACAAACCTTTTCTTTACCCATGTATGCCCTACACCGCCGGGGTTGGTTGTACTCTTAACACTGCGAGGGAATGGTTTACTACCACGTAGACGGGAAAGCATGTATTTGTACCACTTTTCCTCGAACTGCGTTAACTCTTCCCAACGAATGACGTCGTATTCAGCGCCTTGGTAGTTCATATAGTTGGCATCGTTGTCCCAGTAGGCTAACTCTATTACGCTGCCATTTACGAACGCCCATTCATGCTTGGAAGAATTGTACTTACCAAGTTCCTTAGGGTAAACCTGTAATGTACGAGCTATGATTGAACGCTGCAAATCAGGATAAGTACGACGAAATATAATCTGTCTGCTACCTGGATACTGTACTGCGTATTTGAGTGCATCCCATATAGTAGCTTCCGATTTACCTCCACCAGCTGCGCCGCCGTATAGAATCTCATCTGCTTCCGTTTGATGGTACACTTGTTGGCGTGGCTGCGGCTTATACGGGATTACAACCGCAGTCATTCCATATGCTCCTCCAACACCTTCTCTTGCAATATCCTGTATTTCGGTTTAACGCAGCTGTCCATTTCGATAGCTGCTTTTTTGATACACCAAAAACATATCGGAAGGCCGCTATCAAGTTCGATTGCATTGTTCCCACTACCACAACCGCAACATTCCAGTCTATTCATCTTTGCTCATCCCCTTATCAAACACCACTTGAAGCGCTCCGCCGCCAGCACCTGTATGCTCTGTCACTTGCTTATCACGCCATTGCTCTGGCTTCCGGTTCTTCAGCCAAAATATTTGCGCCGTTACATCAGGCTGCACCTCTTTTGTTACCCGTTTAGTCTCGACCATATTTCCTGCATCATTTAACTCGCTGGTAACTTCGTCATAGCGGTATCCTAACGCGCGTTTAATTAGCGCATTCTCCACTTCTATATCAACGACTTCCTTACCTCTTTTTAAGGCTGCCGATAATGCCGAATGCTTCTTGATGTATTCCCTAAACGTTGAGTAAGCAATGCCAAGCTTTTTAGCTATATCCTCGTCTATTGTTCCATCTCGCGCCCATGCTTCTATAAGCAGGAGCTTAGGCTCAACATGTGATTGATATTTACCTCCTGCCATGTGTATCATCTCCTTTATATAAAATAAAAAAGCCACCCATGTGGGCGACTATTCGAATATGTAATCTTCAGTTTGTTTTGGTTTCTTTTCACATGGTATACCCATTATTGTCATGCTTCCATCATGTGATAATCTCACTGCCTGGCGTGCTTCCGGTTCTTTTATCAGTTCATTGAAGCATTTAATACTTACAATTACTTTTTCCGGTTCTCTTCTGTGTTCGCGCTTGTAATTAAATATTGCTTTATCTAAATCCGTTAATTTACCCACACATCCACCTCCTATAGACTTATAATTCGATTATAATCTATCGTTGATATGTTTCGATATCTATAAGGGTATTCCTCTAAATAAAAGTACCGCCCCCTAAGGAGCGGCTATGAAGAAAGGTTATAAATAACAAGTTAATTACGTGCTACTGCAGCATTTGCCCAAAATACAGCTTGCTCCAAGTTTGTCATAGCCAGCGACTTCTCGCGGCTGTTCGGTGCTAAGTCATCAATTAGATATGCCAACTCCTTAGCCTTTTCACGAATCTCTTGATAGATTTCTGGCTGTCCAGGCTGTGGTGCGTGATAAGAGAAATTGTTTTCAATTTGCTGGTTCATTCTTTACACCCTTTCGTCATTAATTACAAATATATGCATCAAATACCGACTGTTATATTCCCTTTGTTGTAATTTAGTACAAATAGAAGACGCTGCACGGTTTCCACCGGAAGTGTACGGTATATCGCTACATTTTGCGTCTGTACCCGGAGTTGTTACCCGCGCATGTTCGTGTTTCCCTTTGCGTCTATGTTACTATCTTACATTGGATTTCTCCTAATGACCTGCAAGAATCCTGCAAAAAGTCTGCAACGTTTTTATCCGCAGTCCTTAGTTTTCGCTTGCTTGTCCTCTTCGAATGCCTCAAGCCGTAGCGCGAAAGCCAACCGGTATATTGCTTTGGACTTGGCGTAGTAAAAACTGCGTTCCGACATGTAAAGATCCGTATATACGCTAACATCTGTTACGTACTCGTCCTCTAGGTATCTCTTTTCGATGATGAGCCGCTGCCGCCTAGCCAGTCGCCCAACTGCTCGCATAGTCTGTTCATATTCTCTTTGTATTTCTTCCTCGCGGTCTACGTTGTGCATAGCAATGTCCGCTGTTTGATCCGATGTGACATTTGTATTGCTTCTCGGCATGTCGCTATAAACCGCCGTAACCTTTGCTTCGCGGCGTATGAATCCAAAGCGCTTATATATTCTAGCTGATTCCAACCGCTCCTCAACGCGCCGCCATGTCTCCTTCTCATCCAGTTTGAACATTGAGAGCTGCCCCATTCTCATCCCTCCAATAGATCGTATAAGTCCATTTGCCCGTCTTCAGCAATATAATCACTAGCGTCTATCACATAACCTCTCAGCAGCCAAGCTGGTTCTACTTCCCTAGACTCTTCCGCCTCGCCTCGTATCGGTTGGCCGGCAACTCGCTGCTGCCCTTTATACCGGTTGTCCCAAGTCTCTTCTGCAAGAGACGTCCATACCCAATGT